TTTGCAACTATGCCTTACCCTACTACTGGCTCCAACACTGAGCTACAAGCTGTTAATCAGATCCTGGCGTCAGTTGGTCAGGCTCCTGTAACCACGTTGACAACTGAAGAAACATTTGTAATTAACGAAGTTGGACGTTTTACTGGTTCTATTGCTGGCACTACTCTTACTACAACCACTGACAACATTCCTGTTGGAACTTACATTGGTGGTACTGGTGTTGCTACTGGTACTTCTATTGCTGTTGCTGGTGTAGAAGCTGTACCTGCTACTGATCCTGTAACCTACGAATACACTCTGAATATTTCTCAGACTGTAGCTGAACGTACTTTGACTCAATCTAATGTTACAAATAGAGTTGAAACTCAAACCAACCCGGACGTTGCGATTGCACTCAACACCCTGAGGGAAGTCTCACGTGAAGTACAGAGTGAAGGATGGTCCTTCAATAAAGAATACGATTACCCAATTACACCTGATTCTAACAACGAAGTAAGGATTGCTAATAACATCCTACAAATGGATCTTAACAGAAACCAACGTGTTGAAAATATTGATAGAGAATCAGTAAACCGTGGAGGTAAACTCTACGACAAAAAAGCCCACTCTTATAAGTGGACTGACGAAACAGTTTATGTTGATATTACTTGGAACTTTGATTGGGAAAATATCCCACAACCTATCCAAGCATATATTGTAGCACGTGCTGCAGCTATTGTGTCTAGCCGTATTATTGGTGATCCCAATCAATACCAAATGCTACAACAAAAAGAAGCTTATGCTCGTGCTATGGCTATGGAGTATGAGTGCAACCAAGAAGATGTATCGTTCTTTGGATCTCCTAAGAGCGGTAATTACTATCAACCATACCAACCGTTCCATACTCTGCATCGCTAATGCCAGCAATTACACAACTAACGCCTAACTTTCTTGGGGGCGTTTCTAAACAAATTGATGAGAAAAAGCTACAAGGCCAGGTAACTGAATGCGTCAATGGGTATCCTGATCCAACCTTCGGTCTTCTAAAAAGACCTGGCATGAAACATATCAGTGTATTAAAAGATACTAATGGTAATGTTATTAACCCAGCAACACTAGTAGATGCCAGTTGGTTTTTCATTGATAGGTCTACAGCTGGTTCTTACATTGGTTGTATTAAAGGTGCTAACATTTATGTTTGGACTGAAAATGGAGCACCTTGTACTATTACCGATAACGCTGGTACGTATCTAACTGATTACGATACTCCTGAAACAGCACCCCTTTTTCACTTCCGTAGTATTCAAGATACCACAATTATTACCAACAAAGCAGTTAACACTGCTATGCAAACAGCACCGACTCCAACTTTAGATGGTGTTGCCACAATCAAATTGCTTGGTATAGATGATAGTGCATATCAAGTTACTATCCAAGGGGAAAAGATAGAAGTTTTCCCACAACAGGGAGCAAATCCAGCCACCTTTGCTGATATGTTGGTGTATGATGGTGCTAATAACCAGCATACAACGCACCACCTAGTAGATGCAATTGTTGATAAAATTGATACTGAACAGACCACTAATAACTCTAACTTTAGTGGTAAATGGTATATTGAAGGGTATTTAAATAGTCTTGTAATTAGACGAACTACAGGAACTGATGCAGTTATAACTGGCTACACTGCTCCTACCGGTGATCCAGTGAGTTTTACCATTTCAGGTAATGGTGGTATTACAAATAATTACCTTGAAGTATTTCAAAATGAAGTCAGTGATGTAAGTAAACTACCTCTAGAATCACGTCATGGTGATGTTGTAAAGATACAAAATACTCTTGCCCAAGAGGATGATTATTATGTAAAATATGAGGCTTATGATGGTGCCTATGGTGCCGGTTATTGGACAGAAACTGTATCACCATCTGCATCCCCTGGTGTCAATGCAGATACCATGCCTCATGAGTTAGTCAATACAGGACAGTTTACTTTTACATTTGGTCCCATTGATTACACACCACGTAAAACTGGTGATGACCTGACAAGTCCTAACCCTTCTTTTATTGGTAAAAAAATTACCTCTACATTTTTTTATAGTGACAGGTTTGGTGTGTTGTCTGAGGACAATGTATTTTTGGGTGTAGCTAACGACAGGAAAAACTTGTTTGTAAAGTCAGCTCTTGTACAAACTGCATCAGATCCTATCGATCTAAACGTGTCTAGCGTTAGACCTGTTAAACTGTCTGACGTGTTACCGTCTCCTCAAGGTCTTATTCTATTCAGTGCTCAACAACAATACCAACTGTACACTACAGATTCTGCAGCGTTAACTCCAACTACTGCTGTAATTAAAAGCCTTTCAAATTATGAAATGGCTACTGATGTGGCTCCTAAAGATGTTGGCACAACCCCTGTATTTATTACTAAAGTACCGGGTTACACTAAATTGTTTACACTGGCTCTACGTGATATCGAACAACCACCTATTGTTGTTGACATCAGTAAGACTGTTTTAGAGTGGATTCCCGATACAGTAGATGGTCTCACTGTAAGTCCGCCTAACTCTGTTGTTATACTGAGTGACAGAAGTACTTCGTACTTTTATGTATATAAATACTATAACAACGGTGAGCGTGATTTGTTCCAATCTTGGGTTAAGTGGAAAATCCCTGGAACTATTGAATCAGCAGAAATTATTAACGATACTTTGTTTATCGTATCTCAACATGAAAGTGAGTATACACTAGAATCCATTACGCTAGATGAAATTCCATCAGGTACTGTAGTTTCAACTACTGATAATTTTAGTGGTAATGCTTGTCTAGATATGGCTACACGTCCTGTCAGTCCTGATGGTGGGACTACAGATCCTGTTGTCTATGACGATACAAACGACGTTACTAAGATCTACGTACCGTACACACCTATTGCAAATAAAGAAGCTGCTATGCTTCTGACTGTTCCTACAGCAGATAAAGGTACAGACGCTGAGCTGGATTCTGATCAAGGTTATTGGGCTGTTGCTACTGAACGTACCGAAATTGGTACAGGTTTCCGTTACTTTGAAGTAAAGGGGGACTTTGCTGATTATGCCGACGGTATTGTTGTCGGTTATAACTATGACTTTGATGTTGAACTACCTAAGTTTTTTGTAAAACTAGATCAAGCAAAAGCTGTTTCAGATTATACCGCAACTCTAACTGTTTCCAGAGTTAAATTTTCTATCGGACGTACTGGTGTTATTAGGTTTGAAATCAAAGCAAAGGGATCTAATGAATGGAAAGAGATTCAAAACACCATAGATGCTGACATCTACAGTGGAGACACAAATCCTGTAACACTTGAAAAAGTCTTTACTTTACCTATCCACCAACGAAACACTAATTTTGAACTTAAAGTGACAAGTAATTATCCGTACCCTGTATCGTTGGTATCAATGATGTGGGAAGGTATGTATTCTCCACGATTCTATAGGAGGTCTTAATAATGGCACTATTTGCAGGAATTATGGCCGGTATTGGTGCTGTAACAAGCATTGCTGGCGGTATTATGGGCGCTAGTCAGGCATCATCTAATAACGCCCGTGCTAGGAGAGCGCAAAGAGAGCAAGAAGAATTTAACCAAAAGATTGCTGACTTAACAAACGAGTATAACGATAAACTTGATGAAGCCGATAAAGCTAATTATTACGCCATGCGTGATTTTAGCTACGAAACTAGTCTAACAAACTGGCAACGTGGTGCTGAAATCCAAGACTTTCAATATCTGAATACTCTCAAACAGTTTGAAAAAAGCCAAACTATTGGTCTACAAAATCTAGGTCTTAACGCTCAAGCGGCTGAACAAGCTGTTGCAGGTGAGATCGGTAGTCTAAATGATATGTTCATTCAACAAGGTTTCCAAAAGGAAACTATGATGAGTGCACTAAAGCAAACTTTAGCCACAGCTCGCCTTGAAACTGCACAACAAGGGTTTAAATTAGCAGGCATTATGGATTCCCAGAAGCTTGGTGCTGCAAAAATCCAAGACACTGTTAATCAAATGTCAGCAGAAGGTTCTTTACAAAAAGAATCTGCTCTTGTTGAAAGTTTAATCGCACAAGGTAAAACTGATCTAATGCAAGCTGGAGTAAGTAAAGCAAAAGCAAAGCAATCTAATATGGCTGCTTTACATCGTGGTTTGATGGCATTAGACATCCAACTTTCTGGTAAAAGTAAACAAGCTGCTATTGCATTGGCTGAGCTTAATTCACAAACAAGTCTGGCTAAAGCAGGTGTTCAGTTAGACATTGAGCAAATTAATAACACTATTGATGCTGCTTTAGAAGAACACGATTATAACAACCGTGTTATGCAAGCTAACATGCAAAGTGCTATTGGACAGGCTCAACGAAATATTCAAGACATTGCACTTCAA